TCTGCCAGCAGCTGCTGGCCGACTGGGGTTACGGGGTCGAGCACATCCCGCATCCGCACCCGGGTGTGCATCCGGGGCACTGCTGGCTGAGCGCCAGCCACACCGCGGCCCTCGTCGCCGCAGAAAGGACCATGTGATGGCGAAGTATCTGCTCAAGATGGGGAAGACGCTGGTCAACGGCGTCGACCTGTCCCGGTTCGCGTTCTCGCTCGACACCCCCGACACCAAAGAACAGGTCGACGTGTCCGGGTTCGGCGGCGTCGTCGAATACCTCCCAGGGCAGCGAGATCAGACGATCACGATCGGGTTCATGCAGGGATTCGGCACCCAGGAGCCACACCAGGTTCTGCAGCCGCTCTACAACTCCGGCAGCGCGTTCCCGCTGATCGTCCAGCCCGACAGCGCGGCCGGCACGTCGGCGGCGAACCCGACGTTCGGCGGCACCGCGATCCTCTACGAATACAACGGACTGGCAGGCCAGCTGAACGCCCGCGGCGAGATCACCGCGACGTTCAAGCCGTCCGGCGCCGCCGGCTTCACCTGGGGCACCAGTTAACCCCGTGCCCGTCTACGTCCGCAACCTCGCCGAGATCAACTATCTGCTGTCCAAGGCCGACAAAGAAACCCGGCTCGGGTTGCGCAAGGCGGAACGCGACGTCGCGAAGCCGATCAGCGGTGACGCCGAAAGGTTGACGGTGCAGAACATCCCGCGCACCAGATTGGGGAAGGTTGACTGGTGGCGGATGCGTGTCGGCGTCACGCAACGCCTCATCTATGTCGCACCCAGGCAGAAGGGCGTCCGCGGCAAAGGCCCGAAACGCAGGCCGAAGTTCGCAACCTTGATGATGGAACGCGCCATGGAACCGGCGTTGAAACGACATGAACACGAGGTTGAAGGTCGCTTCGAGCACGTGCTGGAGTTCGTCGCCGACCGGTTCAACAAAGTCGGGAAGGTGGTGCCGTGAGCGCACAGCAAACCGGGTTCGAGCACAAGGGCCGTTTCTACCCGTGGCACGCCGGCGACACCGGCAAAGACCTCATGCTCATCGACCGTCTGACGGGCCTGTCGATCAGCGAGTTCTTCGAAGCGTTGGAGGAGCAACCAGACCGCGGCACCATCCTCCTTGCGTTGGTTGCGACGTCGCTCAGGCACGGCAACCCGACCTGGTCGGTTGACCACGTGTATCGGGTCGTCACCGAACTGTCGCTGTCCGAGGATCTCGAATTCGTCAACCCCGACGGCGAGCAGGAGGATGAGTCTCGCCCCCCGGCCGAAACGCCGGCGACCGACGGGCCGTCGAGCTCACAGAGCAACGGTTCCTCGCTCTCGTCGACCCCACCGGCGTTTACACCCTCTCCGACATCGTTCGTAGCCCCGACCTGATGTTCGCGCCGTGGCTGGCACACCACTACCCCGGGATGACGCTCGAGCAGCTGTCACAGGGGTACTGGTCGCTCGCCGGTTACGTCGCGATGGCTGACTACATGCGGCAGGACTGACATGCCGCAGATGATCATCGAAGTCGTCGCCGACTCCCGCAAACTCACACGCGGGCTGAAAGAGGCGAGCTCGGCGACGAAGAAGTTCGACAAAGAGCTGTCGACCGCGTTCCGTGGCGTGATCTCCGGTACCGGGATCATGCACAGCTTCGGCCGCACGTTGGCGTTCGCGTCCGGCGGATTTATCGCGTTCCACACCGGCACCGAACTGATCAAGTCGTCGATCGACGCGGCCCGTGAAGCCGTGACGGCGCAGAAGTCGCTGGCTGTGCAGATGGCGGCGGCCGGCGAGAACTTCGTCAAAAACCGTGAGCAGATCGACAAACTCGCCGAGAGTTACAGCAAGTTCGGGTTCGACAACGACGAAGTGGTCCAGTCGCTCACCGTGCTCGAACGGGGTACCGGGTCGATCAACAAAGCGATGCGGCTGCAGCAACTCACAGCCGACATCGCACGGGCGAAAAACCTCGGCCTTGCAGCCTCTGCCCAGGTTGTCGCGAAGGTGTTCGGCGGCCAGGAAACAGCTTTGCGCAGGGCAGTACCGGGTTTGGAGAAGAACGCGCACGGCTGGGACCTGATCCGCGAGGCGCAGCAGAAGATGCGTGGACAGGCCGAAGCGAACACCACCGCATCGGAGAAGTTCGCCGCCACCTTGCACAACACTGAGGAGATCATCGGGTCGGCATTGCTGCCGGTGATCGACCGGTACCTGTCCGCCGGCGCCCGCTGGCTGCAGCAACTCAACGACTCAGGTCGGCTGCAACGGTACGCCGCTCGGTTCGCGACCGGATTCGCGAACGCGCTCGACTCCGTCTGGCGGCTACTCCGGCCACTCATCCGCGGCTTCCAGGAACTCGCCGGTGTGCTCGGCGGGTTCGGCAACACCATCACCGTGCTGATCGGCGCCTGGGCGGGCTTCAAGGCAGCCGGGATCGCGTCGGCGATTGCGGTGTCGACCGCGAACGTGGTCGCAGCCGGCATTACTGAGAAGGCATGGCAGGCGGCGTTGATCTCAACCGGCTGGGGGATCTTCGCCGTCGCCGCCGGTGTCGCAGCCTCCTACGTCATCACGCACTGGGAGAAAGTAAAGGCGTGGTTCCAAGAGTTCTGGGCGTTCCTGAAGTTCACCGCCGTCGACACGTTGAAGTTCATCGTCGAGCCGTTCTCGCATCTCCCCGGCAAGCTCGGACAGTGGGCGCGAGACCTGAAAAAGAGCCTCAACCTGAAGGAATCAGGGTTTTACAAGCAGTTCAGTGAGGCGCAAGAGCAGGCTGCGAAAGCCGGCAAACACACCGCGAAGGCGTACACCGACGACTTCGACAAGTGGTGGAAGAACTGGTTGAAACAGCATCCGATCACCGACCCGACAACATCGGTGAAGGCGAAGACCGGCGGGCTCACCGCGAACCAGCGGGCGCAGCAACGGAACACTTGGTTCGACAACATGATCGGCAGGCAACTCGACCGTGTCCAGGACCTGTCGTTGAAAAAGCAGTTGGCGCAGCTGAAGGTGATCTACGCCGAAGTCGCCGCGAGGTTGTCGATCACCCACGACGCGACACGGCAACTGACGCTGCGGGACAAGCTGGTGCAGATCCTGCGCGAAGAACGGAGCGTGCAGGGGCAGATCACCGACGAGATGAAACAGCAGAATCAGGCGTTGAAAGACCGGGCCGACGCGATCAAGCAGGCGGTGCTTGGCAGGCTCGACGAACGCGAACAACGCATCCAGAACAAACGTGCGTTCGCCGACGCGATGCAGCAGCTGAAACTGGCGCAGCAGATCGGCGGCCCGGAAGGGATCAAGCAGGCGTTACGGAACGTCCACGACGCACGGTTCGCGATCTACCGGGCGGCGCTCGAGTCAGCGACACCGAGGCTGACGCGTGGAGCTCATGGCGGCCAGACGTTCAGCCTCGGCAACACGATCACGATCAACATCCACGGCACCGACAGCCCCGAAGCCGTCGCGCGGAAGGTCGTCGCGATCATCCAGCGCCACGGCCGGCACACCACCAGCCAACAGCGTGGCCCCACCAGCGGGGCGGCAGGGCCGCACTAGATGGCCGGGATCAGTTTGGCACCCGCCGATTACGCGATGGCGGCGTCGCCGACGTGGGAACGCATCGACCTCAACTACAACGTCCGTTCATGGCAGATCGACCGGGGCCGGCAGAACGAGATGTCTCGCACCGGGACCGGCACCGCCACCGTCGAGCTCGTCGACAAAACTGGCGACTTCGACCCGACCAACACCACCGGGCATTTCTTCGGCCGCCTCGACGGCGGCCAGCCGATGGGGCCGTTGGTGCAGGCGAAGATCGAGCTGCAGAACCCGGTCGACTCTTCCTGGTCGACGTTGTTTCGCGGCTTCATTTCCCGGATCCAGTGGTCGCCGTACCAGACCGAACAGTTCGCGAACGTCACCTTGGAGTTGGTCGACGCGATGGCGATCTTCGCCGCGGTCGAGATGCAAACGAACGCGTACACGTTGTGGGGTGACGACTTCGTCGACGGCAACATCGTGTTCAACCAGGACACCAACCTGGACGCGGTGCAAACCAGGATCGAGAAGGTGCTGTCGCAGATGGGCTGGCCGCTCACTCTCACCTCGATCTTCACCGGCAACGTGTCGTTGCAGAAAACTGTGTATGCGCCGCGGTCGACGGTGCTGCAAGTCATCACCGACGCCTGCGACGCGGAGTGGCCGGACATCGCGAACGTCTACGTCAGCGGCCCCGAACACACAGTCGACGGCACAACCGTCGTTGCCGCCGGGTCGCTGGTGTTCCACGGCCGCTACGCCAGGTTCAACCCGCTCGACGCCCACTACGGCATCAAACGCTTTGCCTTGGGTGACGACGCCGCGAACGCGGCCGACCCCACCAACATTGTCCGGGTGTCGCCGCCGTTGGACGCGTTCATCGACGACACGCTGCTGTACACCAGCGCCCTTGCGACGCCGCAGAACATCAACGATGCCGACCTGAACGGCCAGTACGTACAGGACGCCACCGGTGTCGCCAGCAAAGGCTTACGTACCTGGTCGGCGGAGAACCTCGCCACCCTCGGCGGCAGTGGCCCCACGACAGCACTGGCGGAAACGAAAAAGTTCGCGCAGTACTACATCAACAACTTCCGATATCCGCTCGTCCGGGTCGGTCAGCTGACCGTCAAAACGAGGAGGCCGGGAAGCCTGTCCGGCCCGAAGACGTGGGCGTTGTTCTGCAACGTCGACATCTCAGACATCGTCCACCTGAAAACCACCCACCACGGCGGCGGCGGCTTCGACACCGACTTCTACGTCGAAGGCATCCACTACACCGCCCGCCCGGGCGCCGGCGCGTATCCGATCGTGGAGCTGACGTTGGACGTGTCCCCGTCCGGCTACTACGCGGTGAGCCCCTGATGCCTGCCAAGCAGCATCTGATGCACGGCCGCGACCACTTGCCCACCGGGGCGGATCCGATCCCCGGCCTGCAACCCGGCCCGGTGTCGTTCCCGGACGCGATCGCGAACATCTCGGAGGCGCATCCGGGGAACCTGTTGGGTTACTGGCGGCTCGGCGAAACCGCCGCGCCGTTCGCCGACACGTCCGGCCTGTCACCCTCGAGGCCGGGGACGCTGAGCACCCCGGCGGGGACGCCGCCTTTGATGAACCTCCACATCACTGGCGCACTGCCGACGGCGGACGACGACGGCGCTGTCGAGTTCACCGGCAACGCCGGCTTGGCCGAGCAGTCGATCCAGGTTGCCGACACCAGCCC